AAGTTTATTGGGATGATACACACACAAAGATTAAGAAGATGTATCATGTTCCAGTTCAAACTTTAAGAGCTGAAAAGTTATACAATGACCCAAAGATTCAAAACTATTATTACTGCACCGATTGGCAAGACCAAAGAAAGATTAAGGATAAGAAAAAGATACCTGCATTTGGAACATCAAATGAGAAGATGGAAATTCTTTACATTAAGAATTACTTCCCAGGTCTATACTACTACTCCTTACCTGATTGGGTATCTGCAATGCAGTATTCTATAAGTGAGGGTGAGATTTCTAACCTACACTTAAACAACATTACTAATGGTTTCTTACCGGCAGTAATGATTAACTTTAACAATGGAGTTCCTGCACCAGAAGAGAGAGAAACGATTGAGGATTTAATTCAGGCTAAATTCACAGGAACGGATAACGCAGGTAGATTTATGTTATCATTCAATGATGACCCTTTAACTAAACCTACGATAGATGTTATCCAAATTGATAACTTACACGAAAAATATGAGTATGTTGCAGAATATACGCAAGATAGAATATTGGTTGCTCATAGAGTTACCTCGCCATTATTATTTGGTATCAGAACTGCTAACAATGGTTTTAGTTCTCAATCAGAAGAGATGAAAACGGCATTCTCTATTATGCAAACTATGACTATATCTCCATTCCAAAACCTTATCTTAAACGCATTAGATATGGCTTTAACAGATGGTGGATGGGATGATACTCAATTATACTTTGAACAATTAACTCCATTAGTAATCCTTTCTACAACTGCGGAAGAAACAGGTCAGACTGTTGAAGAAGTTGAAGATGATACTAACAAAGCAATGGAGAATCCTGCAACTACCGAAGATGCAGCTGATGAAACTACACAAGATGCAATTCCACCAAAGGAAAACAATATGAGTGATGAGGAGGAATTAGAAATGATAAGAACATTAGGAACATCAAACGCATTTTTTACAAAAGAATTTAACTAAACGATATGGCATACGCATTATTCATAAACAGAAACGATTTAATCAAAAACACTCCATTACAGGGTGCTATTGATGCAGATGCTTTACTACCATTTGCAAGAACTGCGCAAGATAAGTATTTGAAGAACTTATTAGGAACAGTCTTATTTGAATATCTTCAAGCGAGAATATTAGATAATACTATTGATACTTTATCGGTATACTACCAAACATTAATAGATGACCATATTAAAAATACTTTGATTTGGTATTCAGCAGTTGAGTATATCCCATTCAGTTCAGTTCAGTTCAAATCTAATGGGGCTGTAAAGCAACAGAGTGAGCAAGGCGTCGCTCCATCTAAATCGGAGATAGATTACCTTAAACAAATCTCACAAACGAATGCTGACTACTATGCGTTAAGATTACAAAACTATTTGATTGCGTATTCAAATCAAATACCTCAATACTTACAATCAGTAGGAAACCAAACACAAATTTATCCAGACCAAACGAATCAGTATTTCGGTGGTATTCAATTGTAATATATGAGCTTTTTAGTAAATAATACCGGCACCAATTATTCGTTGTATTATAATGTTTTGGATTTCTTCAAAACTATTATGAACAACCACCCATCTATTACACAGGTTTCACAAGGACCTATTAGTAGTGTGGATGATATTCAGTTCCCTACATATCCATTAGGTAATGTAATGATTACAGGTGCTTCGTTTAATCCATCAACTACGGATTATACGATTCAATTGATTGTTGCTGACAAGATAAAGAATAAGAATAACGAATCAGAAGGTAGAACTAATGCACAGGTAGTTCCTTACTATGGTGTAGATGATATGGTAGATATACACGCTAACACTTTATCTATTCTAAACGATTTGTTATCTTTTACACAATATTCAGTAGAAGCATTCCAAATAAACACTACAATCAATTTAGAACCATTTGCTGATAGATTCAACAATGGTTTAGCAGGTTGGTCAGCAACATTTACTTTAACAACACATAACGATAGACCTCGTTGTTTGTTTGATTTGTATCCATAATGAAAACATTAGAAGATGTTGCAGCTACCATTAAGCAAGTTGCAACTACATACATAAGGAGAGGATACCCAGGTTGGAAGAAAGCACCATATGATACAGGTAATTTGTATAGGTCTGTCACTTCATTTAACAACCCTAGAAGAATGATTTTCCAACAAAAGGGTAAATCCTTCATCACCCTTAATTATGCTCCACCAGAAGCAAAGTATGGAACTTATGTGGAGAAGGGAACATACAAAATGCCGGCTCGTCCATTCGCATATAATGCATCCAATAGTTCAGAAACTAAACAAGCGGTAAGAGAATATCAAGATTCAATAGTATTAGAAATTCATACTAATGTAAATAAGAGAGTAACTACTATCTTTGAAAGTATGAATAAATCATAACATCAAATACATTTTTGAAAAGTGTGGTTAATATAGTAAAGAATCTAAAATATTATGTCTTTATCAATAGTTCAAACACCCGCTACTTGTTCTCTGGCACAATCACCAATCATATTCTCTGTATATGAGAATACTGCCGTTGTAAACAATAGTGAATTTCAATATGTAGGAGAATTGTTTTATTGGACTGGGAGTTTAACCAACTCATCATCAGTTGCCGATTATACAATTACCAAATATCCTAATACCGCATATCATGGTATCTTTGATTTGAATAGAATCATTAACTCAACACTAACGGATTTAGCACAAGCTAATCCATCAAATGTTGAATACTTTGCAGTTGATTTTTATTACCAATATCTTACAGGTAGCACCTATGTAACAGGTTCTCATACCCGTTCACAAACATACAAAGCATTAGATGGTTATCAGATATTCCAAGAAACAATTGGAGAACCTATCTACGATTTATCTACACACTTCCCATTATTAACAGATGGACCGGCAACACAATCGGTATTCATTGATAATAAAGGAACTTCTGGCATATTTGTTGGAACTAATGGTGGTTCGGATATTCCTACAAAAGTTAGATACACATCTAATTTAGGAACTGCCGATTACAATGTGAGTTCATCAACTGCAACCTCTGGTCAGATATATCAATACCCAATAGGACCAGCAGAAAGTGGATTCCCTCTTTCAACAACAGGCTTAACCTACTATACTATACAACCATATACTGCTGAATTTGCAATTGGAACTCCAATCAAATACGAAGTAGAGTGTATTCAAAAGTATCCAAATGTAAGATTGAAATGGAAGAATAGATTCGGACAATTTGATTGGTTTAACTTTTATATGGTTAATCGTCAATCTTTCCAAACTGAAACCAGAACCTACCAACCACAATTAGGAACATGGGATAGTTCTACTTTATCTTATCAGGATTACAATAGTTCTAACTTAAACTATATTGCAGATTCAAAACAAAGTATTTCAGTTAATTCATTTTGGATGCCTGAATCATACAACGATATATTAAAACAATTATTAGTAAGTGATGAAATCTATTGGGTATATGATGAAGCTAATTCAGTAGTAAGACCATTAACAATTGCTACACAAAATATCACATTTAAAACAGGTGTGGTAGACCACTTAATCCAATACCAATTTGATTTCAATTACGGTCAGGCTTATAAACTTATCATCTAATGGGAGTAATATCACAACAAGGTTTTAGATTTAAGTTAGTAGCTAATGGAACTCAATTAGATACATTTAGTGATGAAGAGATATTCTTATCTAACAATGTTACGGGTCTATTTGATATTGGTGTATTACCTGCTGACTTTACTCGTCAAATTACAATACCGGGTTCAAAGGTAAACAATGCTTTCTTTGAGCATGTTTACGATATATCAATTGATTCACCATTTCTATTTGCAACCAATGTAAAAGTAAGTTGCTATTTAGATTTTGATGGTATCTATGTATCACAGGGTTACCTACAATTGAATAAGGTAAATGTGATTGCAAATAAGTTTATTGATTCATATGAGATTACTTTATATGGAGCTCTATCTTCTTTTGCAAGAGATATTAACAGATTGTATTTAACTGATTTAGATTCATTAGCACAATTCAATCATACTGCATCAGTAGCAAACATTACTGCAAGTTGGGATAATAACCTATTCTCTGGCTCTATTGTTTATCCATTTGCCGATTATGGTAGTGGATGGAAATACACAAACGATGCTTTAACAAATGGTATTGATGATTCAGAAGGAGCAATAACTACGCAAGATTACAAACCTGCTATCAGAGTTAAGGAAGTATGGGATGCAATCTTTGAAAAGACTGGATACACATATTCTTCTAATTTCTTTACACAAAGTTGGTTAGATGATGTGTATATGAATTGTAACTATGCATTGAAATACCCTGAATTTAGTGGAGTTGATTTAGAAACATATGGTGTTGCTAAATGGGGGCCATTAAGTGGTTCGGGTTGGACAGATAGAACATTGAGTGCAGGTGTTGTTGAATACCTACCTTGGTATAATACACAAATTGACCCACAAGCATTCATTGGAGATGGTGCTTCATATAGAGTTGAAAGACCTACTAAATTAAGTGGTGAGATTAGTTTGAATGTAAGAGTATCAGGTTCAAACTCAAATGTTCCTGCATTCTATCTTTACGCAATTGATGTAAACACAAACGCAACTGGCTCATATCAAACACTTGCAACCATAAATAATTTTTATGACCAAGTTCATTATGCAGCAGGTAGTGGTGGTGTGAATAGAACTGATATATCTACACAAGCATTTACAAC